CATCATCGTTTTCAGATTCAGGCTCTCGAAGATGGCGTTCATCATACACTCGAACCGCCAGTATATAGGCATGACCGCCCTCGCGGCGATCTTTGCGCTCAGTTCCGCCACGCCAACCTTGGGATCGTTGGATGTGGGAATGACGGCGGTGAGTCCGGCTTTCTGAACCTGATCGGAGTAGGCGTGTTCGGCAATGGATGTGGAGCTGACCGAATCCGTGATGGTCTGAAGCTTGAGGTTCTTCGCTGGAGCGAGATAAAGCCCGATGCCGGAAGTGTTGTTTGCGGAAAGCATCTGATACCAGAAGGTTTCAAATAGTTCCCTCGTGGCCGGGGAGATCGCTACCGGGTCAGCGCCTGGGACAGCCTGTGTATCGTAGGTGGGCAGTTCGCCCGTCATGATAGAGGTCAGCGGATTGAGGATGATTTCAAGCTGGGCAGCTTCGTAAGCGGGAATCTGCGCCATGCTCACCATCATGCCCGTGGTTTCCGGCACATTGTCCGCCGTGCGGTCATCACGCTCAAACACGATAACCCTGTCCGCCGGGAGATTGACCCAGTAGTAGTTCACCGTGCCGACCTGATACCACTGAGGGCTTCCGACCGTGTTGGCTACATCGTTGGTGCGGAATTTTTCGGCGTTGATGCCGTACTTTTCCTCTTTGGAGGTATATATGTAATCTTTTCTGCCCCTGCTTTCAATGACATCAGAGAACGCATCGAGGTAGGGGAGAAACAGGTCTCCGAATTGCCGGGGATCAGTGCCGGGGGTGCAGAAGTACATCAGGTTGAACGCCACCGTGTACTTGCCGGGGCCGTTGTTCTCTCCGACGATCATGCACCAGTCGGTGGGGAGCTGTTGCAGAAATGCGTACTTCACGGCGTTGTGGCTTTTATCCACGTCATAGCGCGGAGTATAAAAAACCTTACCGTACTTGGCGCACTGGCCGTTGATTTTCCTCGCTGTTTCGCTGGGGTTGATTTTGTCCGCCAGCTTCTGCGTAAGGATGTAGTCCCGGCGCATCTGCTCATAGCCGACCTCTTTCAGATCCTCGGTCGGATAAACGTACCATTCGTAGGTGGGGATGTTCTGCCATGTGTCCAGGATGATGCTGTATGTCATGGCACTGGAATCCAGCGCAGCGGAAACAGACCTCAGTTCACGTTCATTGTCCGCCGGGGACTGAACCATGTCGGCGATCTGGTCTTTCGTGAAATCCGCCGCTCTGGTGTTGATGCCCTTGACCCTGGCGTTCTGAATCTGCGGCCACTGGGTCAGCAGGCTCATCCCGCCTGCGGCTGTCCACGCAGAAAAGATAGACCCCATGCCGAGGGAGCCGTACTGTCCATTCAGGCGCTGAATGCCCTTGGCAAGCTCCGCCCAGGTGTCGTTATTTTCCTGTTCCACCGTGTTCGGAGTCTCCGCCATCAGTCATTCTCCCTTTCAGTTCTGCTTCAAAGCGCTCAAGGAACTTTTTCTGCTGTTGCTGAAATTCAGCGTACTCTTTTTCTGCCTTGATTTTTTCACCGACAGTCTTTATCCATGCCATGTCCTGCATGGTCAAAGACTTCGCCGCCTCCTGCGTGACTTCCGCCATGTTTTCCGGCGTCTCATTGGTGATAACAAGGCAGTAGCGGTCATTTGCTTTGAAGTATTCGTACTTCTCAGCCCTCGCTATATTCTCAGCCGTTGAACGGCATACCCAAAGTTTGTTCATCTATGCACCGCCATCCGTCCGAGCCTTTGCAACGACCGCCCGCTTCTCCCCGGTCTTTCAAAGCTTCGGCTCATACCTCCGGGCGTTTGCTGAGTCCCGTCATATTTCTTGGCGAACTCATCCCATGCGTTCTTTCTGCGATTGAGTGCATAAAGTTCGGATTTCTCCAGCCTTTGTGCAATCCGGCAGGCGTACAGCAGAGCAGACCACATATCCTTTTGGATGTACTTGTTGATTTGGACTTCCGTCCACCCAACCGTGCCGTACTTCTTTTGGAGGTTTGTTATCTGCCGCACCAGCTTGTTCGTAGCGGAATAGGGAAGCTGGATTTCCGGGTCGCGGAGATCGTGTTTGATATCGTGCTTCAGCTTGTAAGCTTGGAGTCCGTCGTATACGTTCGGCGTAAGAAGGAGGATGTTTCCATTCTCAAACTCCCGTTCGATGTAATCCAGCATGACGCTGTTGGGGTCTGTGCCGCTGATGCCCTGCGCCTGGAGGGGGTAGACACACGGGATTGCGCCGTCCTTTACCAGCTCCGGGATTTCCATTTCTGGGGACATGGCGCACATTGGCGGAAGTCCGTCTCCGAGATCAAGGTGGAGGTCTTCCCACACAGCCCAGCCGTAGGATCTGGCATCAAGCACAATGAACGGCGGTCTGCCGTCAGGATGGCAGTAGTCACGCCATCTGCGCTTGATGATGGACGCCTGCTCCATGTGACCGCCCTTTGGCGGCTTGCGCTCTTCCACATAGACGAGGCTTTTTTTGTAGGCATCCATTGTGGCGGAGGCGTGTTGCCTCTCACATTTGATAACCGCCATGCCAATCATGGCGTTTCCTGCCACGTCACGGGATGACACGTCGTAGCCGATGATGTAGAAGCAATCCGGGTCACCACAGTGCTTCTCTTCCATGACCTTCAGCTTACGGCTCCCCACCAGAACATCATCCCGGATGATGGGATTTTCGATAGATCCAGTCCATTTGCTGTCGCACTCCCGCATGAACTGCTCGGAAGTTTGATTCTTCTTGAGCATCCGATAATAGGAGATTGGCTTCATTCGAGCCAACACTGGCACTTGCCACGGAATGCTCACGGCGAAAGCGCTTTCACCGTTCTTCATCGCACGGCGGATGTTCATGTAGACGGGATAGGCGTCGTTCTCTTTCCGCGTAGCAGATGTGATGTAATGGATCTGGCTATCTATGTGAGATGGATCGTCCAAACCGTTCACCTTATAACTCAGTCGGTTCGTGCCAAGGACGATCTGGTTGAAGTCCGTAAAATTGAAGGGGTTCTTGTCTTCCTGTGCGCACTCTTCGGCGATGACGCCGGAGGTGTCCATGCCACGGTCGATGCTCATGATGAACTTTGACCCAAGCGGAGTGGACAGCTTAAAGGTCGTCGCGGCGTCGTTGTTCTTTATCCAGTGATCCGCCAGTATCGGCGTGTTTCGTTGGTATGTTGCGTAAGCTTTCGATGCAAGGGGAGCGGCCTGCTTTTCAACCGGGGCGTAGTACCCGGTCACTTCTCCCGGCCACAGGATTCCCTTATTGCATTTGTCTGAAACGACAACCGTAGTCTTGCCAAGGCCACGGCATCCGGTGGTGTAGGTTTCCTGGTATCGAGCCATGTATCTCTTCATGACCCGGTTGATAAGGCTGTTGGAGAACTCCTTGTTGTCTGCTTCAAGGATGTCCTCCATGATGTCTGGATACCAGCGGAAGAATGACAGGAGGAGTCTCCATGTGTCCGTGGCAAACTCGTTGTAGTTGACTCCCTCACGCCCGGATTTTCTAACGTAATGCCCGTTGCTGTATCTGTAATTCGATTCGGCCATCGAGCGTCACTTCCCAGGCTTCATGTGGAGGGGCTGAATCCCCAAGTCCTTGTAGATTTGCTTCTCCGTGTCATCCCGCTCCTGCGAAAACTCACCGAGCGTATCCACGATGGCAAACTCATTGGAAAGCTTGTCTACCTCCGCCACTCCCTCATTGAACGCCGTGGCGTTTCGGATGTAGAGGAGCATCTGGTCGGCAGCGTCCCTTGTGTAGCCATACGGCGTGTGGAACATATAGGTTGCCAGTTGCTTGACCAACTCATCGTAGTTGTCCATGCGAAGCCCAGCCCGTTCCACGGCTCTTACGATGTCATCAAGCCTCGCCCGATCCTGGGGGAGTTCGTCTTTCTTGCGAAGCTGTTCGGATTCTTTCAGCTTCTCGATCATCGCATCGACTTTCTTGGCGTCGTCAAACTCCTTGGCCGCCATCAGCTTGTCACGCTCAAGCGTCCACCGGGCGATGTCCTGAATGGCGATTTGGCTTTGGGTGCTAATCCCGCTGCGCCCCTCAGTCATGGCATCATAGACGCGGTTGAGGGCTTCGTAGTCGGCATCGGAGTATGGTTCGCTTTCAGCGCCGTAGCTCTTTCCCCAGAACTCCTTGTTGTATTCCTTGTCCCGTTCGCGGCTTTCCCGGAGTTCTTCCGGGCTTTCAGCGCCAAGTTCTTTCAGCTCACTGAATGCCTTTTTGATTTCAACAGTTCCATCGGCAAACCCGCACCACTTGTCTTTCTTGTTGTGCCAGTGGGCGGCCCTCAGTGCCGTGATGTAACCGCCCCAGGGGCCGTACTCGCGCTTGTACTTGTAGGATGCCTTGATGGTCCGTGGGACATAGGGGACATCGAACTTGATACAGCAATAAAAAAAGGCCAGATCGGAACCCACTGCTTTCGCCAGTTGAAGATAAAACTGGTTTTGGCAGGATGTGCAGTAGAACGTAGGTGCGCCCCGGTCAAAGCCGTCCGTCGGCATCCAACTGTTTTTATCAGTCAGTTCACGGCGGCAATGCCAGCAATGTCGAGCACTCTTTTCGTTCTCGGCCATACAAATTCCTTTCTCAGCCACAATATATGGTATTTCACCACTCTGCTTACCACAATATCTTGTATTTGTAAATAAACAATCTACAATTTTTCAAAAAGAAAAGCGCCGGATCGCTCCGGCGCTCTCATTTATTCGGCGTTCAGTCCCAGGACTTGACCTCTTCGATAATCTCATCAAGGTCGTAGTCGGCGTCTTCCGCATCGGCGAAATCCTCCGGGCTGATGCCAAGTTCGTATAAGATGTCCACCATGTTCATGCCCCCTTAAAAAGATTGATGTCGATTTCGTCTGCGTTTTCCTCTGGGATATCCCGGAGGTCGGTCTTCTCTTCATTCATTGGATGGTTTTTGATGGGATAGCGTCCGCCAGGTCGCATGACAGTGTGCTCCCCCTCTTTGATACCGGAGCTGTCCATCAGTGTGAATACTGCCGTCAGAACCACCAGCGCCACCGTGATAATGGCGGTGGTAATGCACAGCATCACCGGGTCGGACACATACAGGTAGTGCGCCAGGGCGTTGGTCACGAGCTGGATTGCCTGCCCAAACAGGAATGCGAACAGGATCACATACAGATTCTTTCTCTTTTGCATTTTGACTCTCCTTTTCTTCAAGCCTCTTCGATGTAGTTGCCTTGGTCGGCCATGATTTTTCTCTTCAGCGCATAGTCCTTTGTCTTTCTCCCCTTGACATCGACTATGTGGTATTTCCACTCCCCGTTCTCCAGTCGGTAGAACGTGAAGTCAGCGAGGTAGTTGATTGCCCGGAAGCGTTCCCCGGTAGATCCGTCCGTGTACGCTGGTTTCAAAAGGAACTGGACTTGGCAGCGGATGTCTTTTACAAGCCCAAGCGTTTGGTGCGCCATAAGCTGGTCATAGTAAGCGGCTTCCTTTTTGGAGTCAAACTTGATGACCGTTCCATCCGGGAGAACTCTGTCCGTAGGTTTGGCATTATACTTGCCAGATCTCTGTGGCTTGTCCTCTGCGGCTTGCGTGAGTTCCGCAAGCCGCTTTTGGGCTTCTGTCTGCCGGAGGCTTTGCCCTATCTGCTTTTCGTATAGGCGGCGCATCCCCTCCGGCATATCGTTTATGTCCTTGTAGTTCATGCCGCCAAGCTGTACTCAGCCCAGCAGGTCACGGAGCCATCCTCGTTTTTCCGGCTCTTCATCTGCTTCGTGATGGGATAGCCAGCGGCTTTCAGGTCTGCGATCCGTGCCGCCAACCGCATGATGTGGAGTTCGTTCATGGCTCTCCACCCGTCGATACTGCCGTAGGTCTTGATGTACTCAAGTACCCGCTCGGTCTGCGATAGCTTACTCATGGTCTTTCCTCCATTCTGCCCAAATGACAAGGGCGAACAGCAATCCCATAACTACCCAAAACGGCGTCAGCTCATTCATTGCTCTTCCTCCACATTCTTTCTAACTGCTGGTCGGCTCGTTTTCCTGCCACAAGGCAGGCGTAGAGTCCGACAACGATAACCGCTCCGGCAACAACGCCGATAATCTTGAAAATCACCCTCACCTTCCCCCCCAAGGCGTATCATCATCTACTTCTTCAAATCTTCTTCTGTTCACCTGCGGTCTGACATTGGCTGTCATGCCAACGAAGTCCATGTAGACCGCTCCTGTTTCTCCGTGACGGTTTTTCGCCACGTTCACTTCCATCGTCTGCGGCTCCCAAGGTTTCGGCTGCTCCTCCGGCGGCATATAGTATGCTTCCCGGTGCAGGAAGATGACGGCATCAGAGTCTTCCTCAATCGCCCCTGAGTTCCGCAGGTCAGCAAGGTTTGCTCTCTTGTCACCCCTCTGCATATTGGCTCGGTTCAACTGGCACAGCAGCAGGATCGGCGTCCCGGTTGCTTTCGCCAACCGTTTGAGGGCGTGAACGGCCATCGTGGTCGGCAGATATAGGCTGTCCGTTACCTTATCCGGGATAATGAGTCCGAGATGGTCAATCACGATTAGGTCAAGCTTCCCTGCCTGACGGACATGGCGTTCAATGTCTGACATCCTGGCGTTGTCTGAACTTATCAGCAGTTCACGCTTATATAGCTTTTCCATCGCAGTGCTGATAGCTTTCCACTCCTGGTCGCTGTTGGTATTGAACGTGCCGCCCATCAGCTTGGAGTAAGACACGCCACTGACTCTGGCAACCCGTCTTGCCCAAAGCTGCTCCTTGCTCATCTCAAGGCTTTCATACAGCACACGACCGCCAGCGGCTGCCACGTTATCGGCGATCACCAGCCCCATGACCGTCTTGCCAAGACCCGGTCTGGCGGCGAGGGTGATAAGCCCCTCGCTCACCAGTCCTCCGCCGAGTACGTTGTCAAGGTTCTCCAGCCCAGTGGATAGAAACGGCTTCGTCTTGCCGGATGCGACCTCGTTCAAATAGTCGTAGAATGCTTGCGCATCTTCAGATGGCGTTGCAAGCGTGGACACCCGCATGGATAGGATGTTCTGCAACCGCTCCACGGCTTCCTGTGGCGTCAGATCCCCATGTTCCAGCGCAAATCCGACATCCGTTGCTCTGCGGTTTACTGCTGACTCCCGGACAATTCTGGAGTTGAACTCTACATTTGCCGTAGTCAGATAGGCTTTCATGGTTTCCCTTACCCATTCCTCAGATAAGGGCAATCCATCTTCTTTCGCCTGATCCAGTATCGTGGTGGGGTCAATCGGCTTATTTCCATCTTGAAGAACACACGCCGCTCGGAACACGTTCCGTGCGCTCTCTGAGGCAAAGTCATCTGCCTGGACTATCTGCCGGATCAGTGGCAGCGATTCGGTCGGATCAACCAGTATGCAGGCCGCTACCGACTCCTCTGCCATCGACCATGCGGTAGGGTTGATTAAGGCGTTGTTGATTTCATCCATTCACTCACTCCGCCCACTCAGGCAAAAACGTGGGGCCTTTTTCTCGTTTCGATGCGTCAGGCGGTGGGGATTGTGTCGGCTGTCGCACAGCAGGTTGCGGTGCGTGGTTTCCTCCCCGGTTCTGCTCTCGGTCGAGCCATGAGGTAATAAAGCGCCGGATGCCGTTCTTCGTCTTGCGCTTCTTTGGGTTATCCCTGCACCAAAGCTTCATGGCCTTTAACTGTTGGAGAACATCCACATTGGGAAACGTGTCCTGCCATTCGGCTACGTCCTTCTCCGTAACCCCATACTCCGTCCCATCAAGGAGGAGGAGCGTCAGCACAGGAGGCGCGTCA